TTTCTATGCACTCTTGTATTCTTTTTATATTATTGCCTGCTAATCCCCAAAAGAAATGTACAGGTTTATCTGTATCTGGCCAACCTTTTGTGATGGCCGGCCATATCTGGTGTGATAAACACTTATCCCAATTTATAAAATGACAAGTAATCATTTTGGTGCGTAAAGTACCTCAGATTTTACCGCTAAAACTTCTTTATAATTTACACTCTCAAAAAAATTATGAATTGTATCTTCTGTTAGACCTGTTTTATTCATTATCTTTTTCTTTTTTTCTATATGTATAAAAGGTTTATCTCTTTCAATTAATTTAACTGCACCTTTACAAACTTCTATTTCGTATCCTTCAGCATCTATTTTTATATAATCTATTTTATTAAACTCAAATCGATCTAAAGGATAAACTTCTATTTCTCTATTGCCTGATGGTATAATAAAAGTATTACCTGTTTCATTAGGGTCATATTGTATTTTAACTTTTTTATATTCATTACCTAATCCGTAAGGATATAATGTATAGTTATCTTTAACTATATTTTTAATATAACACTCTCGCACTTCATTCATTGGTTCAAAAGCATAAACGTGTTTAAATAATTCTGTAAATTCTTTTGACCAAAATCCTACGTGTGAACCTACATCAATAACATTATTAAATTCTTTAATATGATTTTTTATATAATTTAAAATAGTTGTTCTGTGTTTTACTTGATAACCTCCATCTTCAATATAATTTTGAAAATGTTTATCATTATCAGGTAACCACCAACTGCAAGGTATGTTGTCGTGTCCTTTTTTTACTAATTTCATAATTTTAACCATCTATCATTATTTAAAGTCCATCTTACTACTTGATTAATTCTTTCTTCAATAGAAACTTTAGGTTCCCAACCTATTTCTTTCATTAAATCACCATCTAAAGCATATCTTAAATCGTGGCCAGGTCTACTTGTATGAAAGTCTACCATTTGATAATTTAATTCTTTGTTTTGTGCTCTAGCAATCTTCTGTGCCAGTTCTAAATTATTCCATTCTACAGGCCCTACTAAATTAAACTTAGGACATTTAGCACCACCATAGTCTTTTTCTAATTTAGTTATTTTGTTTTGATTTTGTAATAAAAATAAACAACCATCTGCTACATCACTTGCGTGTATGTAATGTCTGCTACCAGGTATTGTTTTTGTTTCATCACTGTGTATTGTTACAACCTCTCCTGTGTTAACCTTTTTTATAGTCATAGGTATAAACTTTTCAGGATGTTGTCTTTCACCAAATACATTCATTGTATGAGTAATATAAATTGGCATACCATAACTGTTTTCAAAAGCAACGGCCAATTCTTCACCACCTGCCTTTGTAGCACTGTATGGATTTGTTGAGTTATATCGGTCTCTTTCTTTATATTTTACACCAACAGGTGCTGGCCCAAACACTTCGTCTGTACTAAAATATATAAATCTTTCTAAGTTCTTTTGTTTGCGACCAAAGTTTAATATATTACAAGTTGCTACTACGTTATCTAATACAAAGGTCATTGGATCTTCTATAGAACGATCTACGTGTGATGAGGCGGCCATATGTATAATGTATTCAAACTCACCTAAATCGGCAGAAAGCATTTGATTTACTTCTGCTCTTAAATCGTGATAAACTATACGTAATCGTTTTTGTGTTTCTTTATCAAACTCGGTCATCATATCTGCAATACGATTTAAATTACCAGAGTAATCCAATCTATCTAAAGATACTATTTCCCAATCTGTGTTTTTTAAAAAATGTCTTATTGTGTGATGTGCTATAAAACCTGCACCACCTGTAATCAATACTCGCTTACTCATACTAACCTTTCTATTTCAATCCACTTCTTACCTATAATTTCAGGCGTGTGGTGTTGATCTATATATAATTGGCCTGCTTTTATATTTTGCAACACTTCGTTTCTATTATTTATAGCATATTTTAAACCTTTTCCATAATTAAAGTCTGAAACAAAATATGAAAAATTCCTAAAAGGTTCATAACTATCAACACCTGTATTTGTTAATACCAATTTACCTCTTTGTATACCATCAATTAATCTATTTGGACTTTTAGCTGATATGTTTTCATTAACACTTATAATCGGTATTAAAACAAAATGACAATCATCTACAATTTGATCTTGTAATTCATAAGTCCATTGATAAGCAAACAATATTTTTTGTTCTATTAAATGTTTTACTTTATCTAGGTGTTTATTAACTCTACCTATAACAACGTGTATTTCTATTTTATTGTGTATTCTTTTTAAATCGTTTACTATTTTATTCCAATCTATTACTTCAAAATTTTTACCTGCACCATAATAAGCAAATTTTATTATTGAATCATCTGTAATAACTTTAACTTCAGGTTCTTTTCTATCTCTTTCTACTGGATCTGGTATAATGTGTGCGTGTTTACCAGTATGTCTATAAATTATATTGGCTAATGTGGGTGTAGATGTAATTACTAAATTAGCATTTTTACATAAAAAATTATATGTATCAACCAATTTTGTTTTACGACTTCCCCATTTATCATCACAAATATCGAATACAAATTTTACATTATTGTCTAATAAAAATTGGCCATCTTTTATAGATGTATCTTTAGCTAATACTATAATGTCATTTCTTGTTACTTTATTTAAATCTTCAATTTGGCCATCATTTTTTCTCATACCTTTTAATGGTATAGTAGCTCTGAATCTACGTGAAGCTCTCGTGTGTTCTCCATCTTTTGCTTTGAATTTTAATGTATAAAATTTTATATTCATAATTTAAAATCTAAATATTTTTGATCATATTGTAATTCATTTACAGTTTTTAAAGCATAACCACTAGAAAAATCTTCTTTTTCAAATTGACAAGCACACAAATATAACATATGTTCTCTAATTTTATCATCATTAGGAAGATAAGGATTATCTATATTTTCAATTTTACTTTCACTTAAATATGAAGCTGCATTAGGCCCTAAAGTTATAACAGGATAACCATTTAATATGGCTTCAATACTTACTATGCTACTAAATGTTACAACACAATGTATATCATCTTTTTTTAATTGATCTAAAAATTTATTTTCATATATTCTTATCTTTCTTGACTTTGGTTTTTGTCTTATAATTATTTCTTTATCTGTGAATTTTTTAATTTTTTCTACTGTTTCAGATATCCATTGATTTACTTTATAATCGTAATGCTTGAATACTTTAGATGTTGGCGGTGCAATCAAAATTTTAGAACCTTTTATTTTTTTTTTAGGTTTAAAAATATCAAAACTTTCTCCCATAATTTTATAAAATTTATTTTTAATTGTGTTTATATTTGTTCTTTGAATTAACTGTTCACTGGATAAATGATTTAATACTTGAAAATTATTTTTTGTAAATCTATGCCATAGTTTATATTTTTGAGGAAAATAACCAGTATCTACATAATAAAAATCTATATTATTATTTACACATTCTTTTATAAAAGGACTTCTGGCCATACCTCTAAAAACAATAGGTGTTTTATCATTAAAATCTAATATATCTTTATGTACTGATATGTTTTTATTTAAGAGATGACTTAATATTTTTTCACCTTTAACTTTAGTATATACTCTTATCATATCATATTTTTTACAATATCCCAAAAATAACCACTCGATAAGTCGTGTGTATTGAAATGTGTATTAGCATACTTTATAAACCATTTTTCTCTATTCAAATTCATATTAGGTTTTTCAATGTCTGATAGTTGACCTGCACTCATATCATAAAAATAACAGTTAGGTGAGGTAACAAAAATAGGTTTGCCTTCTATTATGGCCGGACAAGCTGATGATGAAGCAAACGTAACAACTGCATATGAATTTCTTATTGCTTCTAATATAGGAGGGTAACCATCATCTCCTGTATGTTTTTTTGCTAAAATTTTAGATTGTATTATAACATTTTTAACTTCACCACTTGTAGACCAAGCATATAGTCTATTAAAATCTTTCTCACCCCAACTACCTTTAGCACGGTGTAATCTTACTATGATAGGCCTATCTGTATATTGTCTTAATGTGTTTGTTGTTTCAATAGCATATTCAGCGGCATTTTTTTGTTCACCAGAATATCCTTCAGTACCTCTATTTAAATTTATTAAAATATAATCACCTTTTTTTATATCATAATCTTTCACAATTATATTTCTGTCAGTTTTAATTTTATCCCAACGTTTAGGATCAGGATTAGGACTCATTAACCATTTACCACCTTTTAAAGGATGAACGTGTCCATAGGGTACTCTAACATATCTTATTCCATTTTTTGTTTCGTCTATGTTTCCTCTATGACTTTCATAATCGTGATAAGAAATTAATACATCACCATCTGTGTAAAATATTTTTCCGGTAGGTTCAAACTTATCTATAATCTGTCGTCTTAAAGTATTGTTAGGTTTATTTGCGTCATTGTACATTTGATAGTTAAAACAAAATCCATAATCTGTATCTATAATTTGATGATTTCTTACAGGCTCAGCTCTCCATTCATTTGAGTGTACATTAACACCTTGTTCAAAGGCTGTACACCAATCTGCTTTATAAGAGTCAGCTGTAGTTTTATAATAGATTGCTATTGTTTTCATTTTTGAATACAAATTTTAACTGTGTTTGTATAAATGTTAAACCATTCAGAAGAATAATCACAGGTATTATAATCATTAAAATATGGGCCTCCA